GGCAATGACCCTGCTCGTGGTGAATCCGTATACCGAGTAATCATTGACGAAATGGCGTTCTTGCCAAACCCCGAAGAAGCCTGGGCATCCATTGAACCTATTGCCGACGTAGGTGGTCGTGTAATTTGTTTAAGTACAGCCAATGGTGAAGGGAACATATTCCATCAACTTTGGGTCGGATCACAAACAGGAACAAATAGATTTACCGGAATCTTTTTTCCATGGTCCGCTGGAGACCGTGATGAAGACTGGTATGAAGCAAAAAAACGTGACTTACCTGACTGGCAGTTAGCACAGGAATATCCATCAGATCCAGAAGAAGCGTTTATCCGTTCAGGTCGTCCAGTATTTGACCTGGAATCCCTGAGAGACATTGAACCAATTGAACCAGAGCGTGGTTATCTCCACAAAGGTCAAGGCAAGAATGTTTACTCTTTTGTTGATAACGGTGGAGAGTTTGCCATCTATGAGTTTCCAGATATTGGGGAAACATATGTAGTTGGTGCAGACGTCGCAGAAGGGTTAGGACATGGTGACTATTCGTCAGCCCACGTTATATCTGCAAGCACTGGTCTAATGGTTGCACATTGGCACGGACATGTGGACGCAGACCTTTTTGGCGAAGAAGTCCTTAATGCCATTGGTTTCTTTTACAACTATGCATTAGTTGGAATTGAGTCAAACAACCATGGTTTAACAACCATCAAGGGTTTACAAAGAACTGGATACAAAAACATTTATCGATCAAGGAAGTTGGGTCAAAGAACCCCAACCATTACCGAGACAATGGGTTGGAGAACGACTTCGGTTTCCAAGCCATTGGCTATTGACGAACTTAATGCAGCAATTAGAGATCAGGCAATACTTCTCTACGATCAGAAAACAATTGCCGAGTTGAGGACCTTTGTTCGTGAAGCAAACGGTAAGATGCACGGCAGTCCTCATGATGACCGTGTAATGTCTTTAGCCATAACAAATCAAATGCTTAAATATGTTTGGCTTCCTGAATACAGGCATGATCCATCCCCAATCAAAAACACATTTGAATGGTGGGAAAGGTTTATTTTGAAACCAGAAATAGAGAAAGAAACACCGATTGGTGCACATAATTACCGTGAGTAACGAAGTTGGCCTATAGTTATGAAAGAATTCAGATGTTTAGAGTGTTTTACAACCTTTATGGACTCAGAACTGCCACGTCGTGGGTCTATTTGCTTTAAATGCCACATTAAGTCTGTCCGTTTAGGTTTTACCTACGGCCAGGAAGATTTTCATGGACCAACCGTAAAAGAACGGGCTGACGAACAAGTTCGTGTAGCCAAAGAGGCTGGCATAAATGCCGAGCCGGTTGGTAGCCGTTGGGTTTGAAATGGAGATGGTCTGGGTCCCAATCATTGTTGCAATCATCTCAGGACCACTCGTTGTTGTATTACAAAAACTTAGGAAAGAAAATACCTCTCAACACGCAGAAGGGCAAATCCTCCTGCGTATGGTTGGCGCAAAAATTGACAAAATTGGTAGCAAACTTGACAACCATATTGGTTGGCATGAAGGGAAAGAGGATCAATAATGGCTAAGCAAGAATACACGCTTGATTATTGTCTTGGCGTTCTGTTATCAGATGTTGTAACAATGAAATTTACTGCACATGGATATCACTGGAACGTTGAAGGTCCAGACTTTTCTCAGTACCACGATTTGTTTGCAAACATCTATGAAGATGTAGATGGATCAATTGATCCAATTGCTGAGAACATTCGTAAACTTGATTGTTATGCTCCGTTTGCTTTGCAAGATTTTGTTAGCATGCGAACAGTTCAATCTGTTGGAGTTAAAACATCACCAATGGACATGGCAAAGGCTTTGTTCAAAATGAATGATGGTGTATTAAGGCAACTTGATAAAGCATTTAAAGAAGCATCAAAAGCAAATGAACAAGGCATCATGAACTTTTTGGCAGATCGCATCGATATGCACAAAAAGTGGAGATGGCAACTACGAGCATCTACAAAGTAAGGATTACTTATGGCACGTGTTTCTAATCAAGAACTTATTACCAAGTATCGTGGCAAGATAGAACAGTCACGCCGTTGGAGGCGTGAAGAACGATACGACGATCTTTGGGCACGAATGATTGACATGTATCGTGGCAAACATTACAAGACACAAATGCCAGAAGATCGTTTACTTGTCAATATGGCTTTTGCAACAATTAACGTTATTGCACCAAGCGTTTCTGTTAACTATCCAAAGATTGTTGTTAATGCAAAAAATGTTGATGATGCACCAAAAGCAGTAATAACAGAAGAGATTGTTAACTACTGGTGGAGACACTTTGAATGTCAACGTGAATTCCGTCGTTCAGTAAAAGACATGCTTATTTGTGGTCATGGATGGTTGAAGACTGGATACCGTTTTGTTGAAAAAGGTACAGAAGACTATGATAGTGCAGACGATATAGCAACTGCTGAATCAATTACAGAATCAGAAATGATTATTACAGAAGACCGTCCATTCGTAGAACGAGTATCACCATTTGATATTTTTGTTGATGCAGATGCAACATCAATGTCTGATGTTCGCTGGATTGCTCAACGTTTACGTCGTCCACTTAAGGATGTTAAAAAGGATAAGCGTTATAACGCAACAGCACGACAGGATGCACAACCATCACACTATTCAAAATGGAGTGTTGATGAATGGCGTGGCAACCTTCGTCCACGACGGAGCGATAATCCGGAAGATTCATATGTAGAAATTTGGGAATTTTACGATATTGATCGTGACATGCTTTCTGTGTTTTGCGATGGTGGCGATAAGTTCCTTATCTCTCCAACAAAAATACCTTTTGCTTTTGGTCATCCATTTGTAATGCTACGCAACTATGACATTCCAGATCATTTCTACCCAATGGGAGAACTGGAAGCAATTGAACCATTGCAAATGGAACTCAACCAAACACGAACCCAGATGATGAATCATCGTAAAAGGTTCTCACGTAAATGGTTGTATCGTGAAGCAGCCTTTGATGCTGATGGCCGTGCAGCACTTGAATCCGATGAAGACAATGTGCTTGTACCGGTAATCTCTGAAGATGGATTAAGTAATGCTGTCATTCCAATGCCAGCAGTTGTAAGTCCACCAGAGTTTTACAATCAGTCGGAACTTATTTCTAATGACATTAATCAGATATCAGGTGTATCTGAGTACATGCGTGGAGCATTGCCAGAGATTCGACGTACGGCCACAGAGGCGGGCATTGTGCAAGATGCGGCTAACGCCAGGGCATCAGACAAACTTGCCGCAATTGAACGCACTATTGCTGACTGTGGTCGTAGGTTGGTCATGCTGGCTCAGCAGTATTTGACTGGTGAGCAAGCCATTCGTGTGGTTGGATCAGGTGAAAAGAAAGCATGGGTCAAGTTTGACCGTGACTACATTTCAGGTGAGTTTGATTTTGAAGTTGAAGGTGGATCAACACAGCCAACCAATGAATCTTTTCGTCGACAGTCTGCAATGCAGATTATGGATGCTATGGCACCGTTTATTCAAAGTGGAATTATTGATCTACAGAAACTTGCTCAATATGTTCTTCAGTATGGTTTTGGTGTAAAACAACCTTCAATGTTTATGACACCTCCACCTCCTCCTGAACCGCAAGGTCCAGAAGAACCAACTGGTGGACCTGAAAATCTTGAAGGTCCAATGGCAGAACAAATGCCACAAGGTATGCCCCCAATGCCACCGCAGACTATGCCTGCAGGTATGCCACCACAAGGTCTTCCACCGGAAGCAATGATGCAAGGAGGACCACCAGTAGGTGGACCACCACCAGGATTACCTCCTGAACTTGCACAACTTCCACCTGGGTTGTTAATGCAACTCTTGCAAGGTGGAGGAATACCACAAGGTATGCCTCCTGGTATGCCTCCTGGTATGTAACGATAAATCACTACATATAGAGCAACCCTTGGAGGACTCAAAATAATGAGCGACATAATTGGCAATGAAATCGAGACTGACTCGGCCCCCACAGAGGGACAACCGCAGGAAGTTGTAGATGTAGTTGAAAGCCTCAGCGAAGCAGAAATTGAACTACTTCCTGTTGATGAGTATGGAGACAAATATGTTTCTGTACAAGTTGATGGAGAAGAAGTAAAAGTTCCACTCAAAGAGGCGCTTTCTGGATACCAGCGTCAAGCGGACTATACCCGTAAGACACAGGAACTCAGTGAGCAACGACGTCAAGTTCAATTTGGTGCTGCTTTGCAAGAAGCCTTGCAGAGTAACCCAAAAGAAACTTTGGAACTACTTGGTAGACATTACGGATTAGATCAGACAACTTCTTCACCTGAAGAAGATCTGTTATTGGATCCAGTTGAAAAGCAGTACAAACAGTTGGAACAACGAGTCCAGGCTTTTGAACAACAAAAGGCAATGGAAGAGTTGGACAGGACTGTTCAGACGTTGCAAAATCGGTACGGTACTGATTTTGATGCAAATGAAGTTGTATCAAAGGCTTTAGCCATTGGTTCAACTGATTTGGAATCGGTTTACAAACAGATTAAATTTGACAGCGTTTATGAGGATGCCCAAGTGGTTCGTCAACTTCGTGAGAAGAAGGCAAAAGAAACTGAGCAAATCACAACTGCTAAACGAGGAGTATCTGTTGTGGGCGGTTCTGCATCTTCTGTTAGTGCCGACGTATCAGCAAAACCTATAACATCACTGCGAGACGCTTTTGAAGCCGCAAAACGGCAACTAGGCGAGTAGCGCTTAAACCCAAGGAGAAATCATCATGGCATCAGCCAATAGCAACTTTGATGCGCTTCTCAGTACAACACTTGCGAACTACCGTTCACAGTTGACTGACAACGTTTTCACTGCACGTCCACTCACCTACACCCTTATGGAAAAGGGTCGCATTCGTATGCTTAACGGCGGTACGAAGATTGTTGAACCTCTTATCTACGGTAAGAACTCAACTGTTTCTTCATACAGTGGTTACGACTCACTTGCTTTGACCCCACAAGAGGGAATCTCAGCAGCAGAGTACGATTGGAAGCAGTACGCTGCATCCATCTCAATCTCTGGTCTTGAAGAAGCCAAGAACAACGGTGAACAAGAAATCATTAACTTGCTCGAAGCCAAGATCATGCAGGCAGAAGAGTCAATGCGTGAATCGTTCAACCAGATGTTCTTCTCTGACGGAACCGGCAACTCAGGTAAAGACTGGAACGGTCTTGGTAACTTGGTTGAAAATGCAAACACCGTTGGAAACATCAACGCTTCAACTTCAGGAAACGAGTTCTGGCGTTCATACGAAGAGAACACAGCAACGGCATTGACCCTTGCACAAATGGCAACTGCTTACAACAGCGTTTCGGTTGGTAATGACCACCCAGATACCTTGTTGACAACTCAGACTTTGTTTGAGAAGTACGAAGCATTGCTTCAGCCAAACCTACGTTACACCGACACCAAGACCGCAGATGCTGGATTCCAGAACCTGTTGTTTAAGGCTGCTCCTGTAATGTACGACGTGCATTGCACCGCTGGCGTGTTCTACTTCCTAAACAGCAAGTACATCACTCTCGTTGGTCACTCCAACAAGTGGTTTGCACAGACTGAATTCATCAAGCCTGAAGACGTTGATGCTCGCTATGCGCTTATCATGTGCTACGGCAACTTGACTGTCCGCAACCGTGCTAAGCAGGGCAAACTCACTGCTAAGACCGCCTAAGACTATTAACCAATAAGGAGAAAAAAATGCCACTATTAGCAAATGATACAGATGGTGCTCTTAGCCGTAAGCGTGTTGAAACATGGGCTGCTTATCGTGAAAAAGTAACCGTCGTTGCAGCAACTGATGCCGCAACAACACAGTCAGCAGCAACGCTTGCCGGTGCAGGTCGTATAGTTTATACGATGACACCAACAGCAGGTCGTGCCTTGACCACACCAACTGGTGCGGAACTTGGTGCTGCTTTCACTGACGAGGCAGTCGGAACTTCAATTGAGTTCACGGTTGTTAACCTTGCTTCAGCGACACATGCAATTACCCTTACTGCCGGTGCATCTGGTGTAACTCTTGTCGGTTCGGCAACTGTTGCAGCAGCATCTTCAGCAACGTTCCTTGGTGTTTTCACCGCAGCGAACACGGTAAGCATTTACCGCAAGTAAGTAATTGAATTGGGGGGTGGGCAGAAACCCATCCCCCTTTTCTTTATCGAGTTAGGAGACTCTAATGGCAAGTAAGTATCCACCAAAAAAAGCAATTAAAGCACAGTCACTTCGTATGACAAAGCAGGCACAAAAGCCAGCAAAGAATGACAAGCCGAGTCAGTTCAAGAAGGTTGGAGATTTCCGACCGGGTGGAATGTTCTCAACTGGTCGTTCAATTAAGGCTCAACCAGAAACCCGTAAGAAGGCTTCAGTGTCTGCTGGCATGGCTGGTGCAAGCAAGGAAAAGCGTGTTGCAGGTCCACGTGTTCGTGGAATGGATGACGCAGGTCCAGTTGTACGTGCAGGTGTTGGTTCTAAAGCCAAATCTACTCCTAAGAAAAAGATTGCTGTTGCCTCAAAGGGACAATCAATTCGTAGTGCTGATAAGGCAAGTGATGCAAAGCGTCGCAAGAGTGGAACAACCCGTGGTTCACGAGGTATGTACTAAAAATGGCGACTAAGAAGCAAAATCCTGCTGTAGCAAAACGTATTGCTGATCGCAAAGCGTTTGTTAAAGACAAAGTTGCATCAAAGGGTATTACCGCTAAGCAAGGTCGTCAGCGTTTCTTTGTTCAGA